AATGTTTCCTGCGTCTGCTTGGCTCGCTGAAGGAGCCACAATCTAGAGCCGATCTCTACCGTTTCGCCGGCATCGCCCCACCAGCCGCGCGGGTCGTTGGTGCCATCGGGAATCACGTCGTCAGGCGCGGCTATGCGATCGGTAAAGAGGGATATGAGCAGGGCTGTTTGAAGGTCATGGCCGGTCGTCAGCAATGCGCCGGACATGAGCCAATCTCCGCGGGAATTAGCGGTATCCCAAACTGTCGTCGTGTCGGTCATTCGGGCTGGCTCGGTGCGTTCGTGTTGATCGTGCTGCTGCCCGTCTGGACGTTCGCGATCGGGTGCGTGTGCGTGTTATAGATGAGCCGCTCGGACGCCATGCTGCGGCCCGTCGTATCGCAGTTGTCGACGATGTCGCCCGTGCATTCAAGGCGCGGCGTCACCATACGAACCTTCGTCGCCGCGTTGATCGTCACAGTCGTGGCGTTGTTGACCGTCACGGCCTGATTCTTCGCATCGACCACGATTCCGCCGGAGGCAGTCAGATAGATCTGTTTGCCGTCCTGGCTGTAGATCATCGTCTCGCCTGACGCGAGGTTCTTTGGCCGCGACGGCTGGTGCACCGTGCCTAGCACGACACCATTCGACCGGTCGCCGCCGAGGAACACGACAAACGCATCAGAATTGACGGGAGGGTTTGACGTCAGCCCGAATTCCGCAACGCGCGGCGTGTTATCCCGCGTCTCCAGGGGGTTCAGCTTGACCTGCATCATCTGAACGCCGCCCGAGTCGTTGACCGTGGTCACCAGCGCGCGGGCGAGCGAAAGCAGAACGCGCCGTGCGACGCGCTCGATAATTCCTTGATCGCTCATTGCTGGGGCACTGTTCCGATTACGTCGCCGTACTGCGGCAGGATGAGGACTGGTTGAGGCGTGAACGCTTCAGGTGCCATCAGCGTTAGTTCTGCATGGGTTCCATCAAGCCCGAGGTGATAGGTCACCTCTGCTATGAGATAGCGCACCGGAACCGTGCCCGCCTGATCGCCCGACACCTTCATTGAAGGAATCAGGACATCGATGAGTTTGTTCGGCTCCCAGAGGTTGCCGTCAATGTCGCGCCAGTTGTCGACCGTCACATGCACGACCTCAGATCGACCGCGGCGCCGCGCCACCTCCCACAACGCCCGTTGCTTGCCGATGTCCCAGCCGAGCTCGCCAGCTTCAGCGATGATGACGCGCCGACGATGCCGGGTCACGTTCGGATCGGTCGCGGTGAACACCGGAGCATTCACCGCGTTCAGATCGAGCAGGTTGTTCGTGCCGATCATGACAGCCATGATCTCGGAATAGCGCTGATCCATCGATCGCTCGACGGCTGCACTTTCCATGTTGATGCCTTCCTCAATGCCGCTCGACATCGCCACCGTGCCGGCGCGCGTCATCCTGAGCGTTCCGTCTGGGTCTTCATAGACCAGTAGCGCACTGAAGCGCGATGAACGCTCGATGATCTCGTACGCCGTCTCGCCGAGCATGATGTTCTGCTGCGGGATGATCGGCAACTTATCGACGTCGCAATTGACTGTGATGTTGTACGGCACAGCCAACTTCGTCGCGATGTCGGCAGCCGTGCAGTTGCTGATCTGCCCGTTCGGCCATTGGGCCGCGCAATCGAGCAGATCCTGACACTTCCCGCGGCCCGTCACGCGAATCTCGTGCATTTGTGCGTTGATACTCGGCACAACGCGATCCACGTAGCCAGTCACGACCGGATCGAGCCCGATGGTCAGAATGCACTCGTCGCCCGGTTGCACGACAACGTCGTTGGCTTGGCCGGGAAACAACTCCGTCATTCCGATTTCGAAGTCGCTCGGGAAACGCTCAATTCCGCGAGTGCAGCGCAGGTAGGTCCACCCGGCCAGCATGTAATTGCCGACCGAGAGGAGGATTCCGTCATCTACCATTGCTTAGCTCGATAGTGCTTTAAAGGATGTGGGGCAGAACGCCGGATGGATTGGCGCGGCTTGCACCACCAACTCGTCAGAACGCGTCGCGTCCCGGTACATCCGATTCGCCAGCGTCAGGGCCGGTAATGTCGCGTTGAAATTGAACGTCGCGATAGACGCCAAACCGACGCCGCGCTGGTCCAGGTCGGCCACAACAGCCTGACGCAGCGTCCGGAGCGACGTGTACACGTCGTCCTCGCCCTGATTGGCGGCGGTCGTGATCTCGCTGTCGATCAACGCCGTAACGCTGTCTCGCATTGCCGATGCATCGTTGGCTGACGTCGGCTGATAGGTCGAAGACGAAATCGCGATCTGGGCGATTGCTGCGCGCCGCAACAGATCCGTACAAGCGGCCTGCATCGTCGTCCGCGCTGCCGCTACTTGCGATGTACCGACAACTGGAGCCGGGCTATACGTCGTCAGGCTAGTCAGCAAGCGGATAGCATCGGCCGGCGAGTTGGACGCTGCGGCCAGCGCCTTTACGACACCTTGCGCAGCGTTGGCGAACGTCGTCGGGTCAGTGCCAACGTTGGACGCTGCCGCCGTGAGTGCGCCCCCAGCCGTTGACACTGCAGCGCGATTCGCTGTGTCAGCCGAAATCAGGCTTGCCGGAGTCGCCGTGGGGGCCGTCTTCTGGTTATTGGCCAGATAACCTATATTGCCGCCACCAAAGAAGCGCCCGAAATTCCCGACCAGAGAGGAAATCGAATTCCAGAACCGCTTGACGTCGTGAATCAGCGTCGTGACAGTCTGGTACCAGCCGACGACCGTCGATACCGCAGCCTGAACGACTGCTGCGCCTTTCTGGATGGCAGTAGCGGCACGTTTGATGAAGCTCAGCAGCGATGAGGCATTGAGGCCGGATGCGGCGCTCGAAACCGCAGAGGCGGTCGGTTGCAGCGCTTGAGGATAGAGTCGAGCGCCGCCCAGCGCGAAAACGAACCGAACCTCAATGACTCGACCGCGATCCCACGACGACCCGAATTCGACGTGCAGACAATTAACCTTCCGCACGCCGTAAGTTGGGTGTATGAGTTGCCCCAGCCCTGGAGAGCTCGTGTTCCCGACCACGCCGCCATTTACGATGCCACCCTGGATCGCCGCGATCAGTTTGTCGCGCTGAGAAAATACCGAACCCCCGCCATATACCAGGCTGTTTTCGACGAGAAATCCCTCAATTCGAAAAACACCTGTTTGCAGACCGAGATCCTCGATCCACGGCATCGTCTCTTTGTTCGGGTACTCATGGACGACATTGCGCCGCCCAAACGTGGCGCTTTCTGTCAGCACCGCGAATGGAATGTCGTTGTAGCTCGCAGGGCGAAGCTGGCGCCAGTAATCGCTTCCGTTGGCGAACAGGCTCGCAACATCGGATGCCGCCTGCGCAACGCCGCCGATGCTGCCGACAGCATTGCCGACGTTTGCGGAAAAGCTCATACGGGAGGTCCTGTTACGTTGGAGGTGCCGACGCGGGCCGTAGCGTTCGGATTGCCGCGCACGGTTGCGGTTGCCTTCGTACCTGCCGGCGCGTTGTGCAGATGGACGTCAACACTCAGCTTCTGGTCGATTGCCGCTGCCATCTGTCCGCGTTGCGCCGCCTCTCCGTTTGCGTCGGCAGGGCGCTCATAGAGACGAGAGACGACACTGCCAGCGTCCTGCGCTGACGTCGCACGCGAGAGCGCCTGACCGGCTTTCTGCTCGTTGCCGCGGCGGAGTTCGTAGTCGGCAAACTGAAGTTGCTGATCGACAGTCGACTGACGGATGTCAGTCCCGAACAGCTTCTTGAAATCTGCTTGCCGGTCCTCGTGCCACTGGCCGATACCGAAAGCGTGACCGTTGTCACCGACTGCCTTCGGGTTGAAAAGACTCTCTTTCCAGAAGTTTGCAGCGAGACCGGATGCCTGCTCTTTCGTCCAACCCATCTGCTGTAGACGGGAGACGACACCAGCCGTCTGAGCGTCATTCGCAGCGCCCGCGCGCCGACGATCACCGACCGCATCTCCCGGCCATTGCTGACCCGGTTGAGCTTGATGCCCCTTCAGATAGTCGTCTTCGCCTTCATTCAAACCCTTGCTGTACGTCAGCCCCAAAATTCCCAGCACGACAGGGTTGGCTACCAAAGGCAACGCCAATGCAGAAATCTTCGTCAACTGGGCAATGAGACTGATAGCCCCGGCGATAGGGCCGGCGAATGTAATCGCAGCGATTGCAATCGCAACACCCTTCACGCCGCCGAGAGTATCAACGAAATCTCCGATGCCCTTCGACGTCTTGGCCCAATCGACGTTATCGATCCACTTGGCGAACTTCTCGACGTATTCAGACACCTTGCTTGCGACGACATCGCCGTACTTGTCGACCAGCCGACCGACTACATCCAGAACCTTTTCTACTGCAGGCGCGAGAGCATCGCCGAACTTGTATTT